AGAAGAAGCCAATGAAGCCGACAAGATGGATGATGCCGATGAAGAAACTCAAGTTGAAATAGCAGATGATACTACGGTAAAGGCGGAAGAGAAAGTAGATAAAGAAAATGCTCCTATCAACAAAGACGTTGCTCCAGCCCTCGGCGGAAGCATCGTTGACAAGATTGAAAAGATTGTAGATAAGGTATTGAAAGATAAAGCAGACGCCAAATCCGCATATCTAAAACACGATAAAAGCACAGAAAGCCCAGACAAGCTATCTGTAAAACTAAAAGACACTCCTGCTCTAAAAGAAAAGAAAGCATAATATGAAACAAAAAAGCATAATCAACGACACATTTGAAAAGCACAAAAAATTGGTGCTTGAGCATTTGAACGAAAAACGCAGAGTTCCTGCAAGCGTAGATACAACATTTGATACGATGGTAGACATAGATCCAAAGAAACTAGGAAAAAATTTACCTGAACAAATAGAAGTCAATGTTGAAGTATACGCCGAAGGAGAATATGCCGATGCGAGCTTTGACCATGAATTTGGAACACATGATCCGGGAAGTGGATACGAAATAACTAAGGTTATAGTAACTGCAAAAGAAGATACATATGTGTTTGATGCAGAAGGAAATCAAACAAGCGAGATATTATTTAATGCTGGAGACACTATAGATCAAAAATCCATAGTATCTAACATAGACGACGAGATTTATGAAAAGCTCGCTGGCGCTGGAAGCGATTATTGATAAGTCTTAATAATCAACAACTTAAAGACCCCACACAAAAATGTGGGGTTTTTTATTGACTTCATATAAAAAGTGTACCATAGTACATACATATGAATAAGACCAAAAAGAATATGCCCACCGACACCAAGACGTTTATCGACCAGTCTGCTGACATCAAGCCCAGCAAGCTATATATGAAGGATATCAAGTGGAAGTATCTTGTTCGCAGTGCTCTGCGTGGCAAGAATATTCTTATTGTTGGTCCAACAGGACATGGGAAAACCTTCGCGGTCCAATGCTTGGTTGAAGCCCTTTCTGAAACTATTGAAGAAGAGGTTACGGAAGAACGCCTTAACGAACTCAAGGCTACAGAAAATATCACTATTATAAAAACAGAAGAACTAAAATAATGGCGTGGAATATTCTACTGACTTATATTTATATATGTCATGATAATATACAAAACTACTAATATTCTTAATGGAAACTATTACATCGGAAAAGACAGCAGAAACAACCCACATTATTACGGGTCTGGACTTGCTCTTAAATCCGCGATAAAAAAATACGGCAAAAATAACTTCGTAAAAGAAACTCTGGAAGTTGTGGTGGGTAAAGATTTATCAAACCTATTGGAACGAGAGATATACTGGATTGATAAATACAATGCGATAAATGACCAAAACTCATACAATTTACAAAGAAACAGTGGTTTACGACCAAAGATAGTCACCAAAGAAGAAACACGAAAAAAAATAAGCCGAGCAGTTAAGCGAGCATTTAAAAACGAAGAATATAGAAAAAAAATAACAGAACACAATCAAGGAGAGTCAAATCCAATGTTCGGAAAATCTCAATCCGAATATCAAAAAAAACGAGCAAGTGAAGCAAATAAAGGAAAAGTTTATTCAAAAAAGACAAGACAAAAAATTAGTGATGCAAGAAAAGGAAAATCATTCTTGACAAAAGAAGGTAAAAAAAATATTGCAGAAGCAACAAAAAAAAGATGGGAAATATATCGTCGTGAAAAACAAAACATACAAAGTAACTTATAAGAAACATCGGCCATTTATGGCCATTAACCTTGGGAGTACGCAAGATGCCCGAGCTACGCTAATTGGAAATACTCAATTCTCCAAAGAAACTGGGACATTCTTCCAAGAATCTCCATTTGTGAAGGCCATCTCTACACCGAATTCAATTATTCTACTCGACGAGTTGAGCAGAGCCCATCCCGACGCTATGAATATTTTAATGCCAGTGCTCGACAATCAAAAGTATTTGCGACTGGACGAATCGGGTGGAAAAGTTGTGAGAGTTGCTGATGGGGTATGTTTTATCGCAACCACCAACATTGGCAACGAATATACCGCTACCCGCGTGATGGACAAGGCTTTACTTGATCGTTTCACCGTCAAGATTGAGGTTGATATTCTTTCGCAGAATACAGAGATGGAACTCATCAAGACCCACTGCCCCGATGCCAATATGAACACCATGCTGGCGGTTACGGAAATTGCTGCTGCTACCCGCGAGTTTGCTTCTCAGGGCAAGTTGAGTAAGTTCATTTCTACTCGTAGCGTCAAGGAAATGGCCGAACTTACCGTCGATGGATTCAACCTCACAGAACTTGCTGATATGGTTATTTATCCCGATTATCCGGATGATGGTGGACTTGATTCCGAACGTACTCTGGTAAAGCAGGTTGTGCAAAAGTATATCAGCACCGAGACCAACAACAATCTTTATACCGCTACCGCCAATACTCCTGACGGCAGCACCCCCTTCTAATAATGAAAAAGAAATACGCAGAGTATTCCAAGTTCTGGCTTGGTGAGGACTTTTCTAAAGAAAAGTTGGATGTAGATACTACATACGGACTTATCAAGTTGTCTGAGTACCGCCGTGCGGTCAGTAATTTTGTGTATATTCTTACCGGCAAGAACATTCCTGTTCGTTTTGCAGAAAAGAGTACGTCAATGACTGATGGCAAGGTTGTGTATATTGGAGGCGAAATCTCCAAGGGTGAGTTTGATCCTACCGTTGGTATTGCTCTACACGAAGCCGCTCACATCGTAAAGTCTGACTTTTCTCTTATCAAGACGCTGTGGGGCAAGGTTCCCAATAATCTTGTCAAATCCGCCAACGGTTTGATGAACCACAACGATATTGGCGAACTTTGTAAGTATATTCTCAACGTCGTTGAAGATAGATACATTGATGCTTGGGCATATCAGATTGCTCCTGGCTATCGTGGTTATTATCACGCCTTGTATGATAGATATTTCAATCTTCCTGAGATTGGTCAGGCTATTCAGTCTGACAACTATCGTACTCCTACTCTTAGCAATTATAAGTTTCATTTTACAAACCTTGTAAATAAGAACTACGATCCAGATGCTTTGCCTGGTCTTCGCAAGATTACGGAGATGCTGGATGTTAAGAACATTCTTAGAAATGAACTTTCTACTGCTGTGAGCAGGCGAGATCTTTCTATGGAGATCGTCGAAGAGATTATCAAGAATGTGATTGATGGTCACAATAACTCCAATTCTTCTCAAAAGAATAGCACCAAGTCAGAAGACGGTGATGATTCTTCTTCTGATTTCCTTGGCGGAACCGAGGATTCGGTGGATAGTATTCCAGATTCCGATGATTCGGGGGACGGCGATGACGCTAATGGCGAAGACGACTCGGATGATGCCGACAATACTGGCGATGGAGACAAAGAGGATACGGATAATGAAAAGTCCGATAAGCCTGCCAAGGCAGAGAAAAAAGTTTTGACCGATAAGAAGATGGCTGCTATTGAAAAAATTATCAAGAAGCAAGAGTCTTTTATCAACAGAACCGCTGCTGTGTCTCCTTTCAAGAGCAAGGTTATCAGTAAGTTGAATACACTTGAAAAGAGTGGCGTCAATATCGAAGTCGTTGGCGGAGAAGATGGTATTCCTCCCGTTGAGTGTATCGTTGTTACTAATCTTACAAAGGAACTTATGAACTCCAACGAGTTTCCGTATACCAACGGCTATACGTCCTTACAAGAAAATATGATGGGGACTCGCGGAGTGCGTAGTGGAATTGCTATTGGTACAATGCTTGGTCGCCGCCTACAAATCCGAAACGAAGTCAAGACTACAAAGTTTACCCGACAGGATAGTGGTAGAATTGACAAGCGACTGATTGCTTCTATTGGCTATCAGAACGAAAACCTGTTCTATCAGACCAGCGTAGATAAGTACAAGAATGTTCATCTACATATTTCTGTTGATGCCTCTAGTTCAATGAGCAGCAAGTGGGAAAACACAATCTCTACCCTCGTCGCTATTGCCAAGGCTGCTAGTATGATCAACAACGTCTCTGTATCTATTTCTTTTAGAAGTGGAGTCAGACTAAGCACCAGACAAAGTGAACTTCCTTATGTGGTAATCGCATATGATTCCAGAAAAGACAATTTTACCAAGATCACCAGCCTATTCCCGCTTCTTTTTCCTTCGGGTTCTACTCCAGAAGGTCTGGCGTTTCAGGCTATTCTGGAGCATATTCCGCAATCTACATATGAATCTGACTCGTACTTTGTGAATATTTCCGACGGTGAGCCTGCGTTCAATATTGGCAATATTGTTTATGTTGATACAATTGCATCCAACCATACACGCAAGCAAGTTCGCAAGATGATGGAGAAGGGCACAGAAGTAATCAGTTATTATGTTGAAGCGGATAAATATAATACGGATAATAATGTAAAGAATTTCAAGAGCATGTACGGCAAAGATTCGCATTTCATTGATGTAAAGAATGTTGTGCAGATTGCTCATACGCTCAACAAGAAGTTTTTGTCTAAAGCAACTGCCTAATGTTATAATAAAAAGTATTTGACTTTATATATTATGTCTCCATAATAGGTACATAATTAAGCAATACCTATGATTATCAACGAAGCCGTATCTTCTCCTGTTCTTAGCAATGTTCTTGCTGCGCCCAGCCGCTTCAAGATCAAGGCTAGTGCCAAGGCGTTCAAGATCCTCTCTGGATTCTATAGCGAGCCTATTCTTGCTATTCCGCGTGAACTTGGTGCTAATGCTTGGGATAGCCACGTAAAGGCTAGTAATACAAACAAGATGTTTGAGGTTCATGCTCCTAACACGCTGGAGCCTTGGTTTGCTATTCGTGATTATGGCACGGGGCTTAGTGCGGATGATATTGACTCTATCTATACTACCTACTTTGAGTCCACCAAGACTGGTGATAATGACAGCGATGGTTGCATGGGACTGGGCAGCAAGACTCCCTTCAACTATACCGACAACTTCAATGTTGTTTCTTGGCATAAGGGCAAGAAGCATGTATATAACTGCTTTATTGATGAAACTGGCTCGCCCAACATCATGCACATTTCTACTCAAGACAGCAATGAGCATAGCGGTCTTGAAGTCAAGTTCTCTGTAAAGATTGCCGACATCAATATGTGGCACACCAATATTCAGCGTGCATATAGCGTCTTTCGCTATCGCCCTGTTATTGTTGGTGCTAATATCCAGTATACTGAGCACCAGTATATTATCCGTAATAACCATTGGGCACTTAGAAAGGTTGATCGCGGTTATAGTTACGGAAATCCGTGTAATGCTTATATGGGTAACTATTCTTACCCCATCAGTGCAGATGTCATCACCCGAGCCGCTTCTAATAGTAATTTGATTTCGTCTGCTGTTGCAAGGCGTATGCTCGACACTGGTGCTATTGATTTGTATTTTGATATTGGCGAACTGGAAGTTGCTCCTAACAAGGAACAACTTCAGTATGATGACACTAATAGCAAGACCGCTAATGCTATTCTGCACGCACTTCGTCGTATGTTTGTCGAAATGTCTGAGTATGTAAAAAAGAACATGGAAGTCCCCGTTTCTTTGTGGGATGCTATGTGTGTTTATAACAAGTACAATTCGCACACCAGCGAGCACAAAGTTTTGACCAATATTCTTGGCGACATTCAAGTTTCTTATAACGGAAGTTCTGTAAATTCTAGCAACGATAATGCTCGCAGAATTATCAACAATACTTTCAAGAACGACGATGCATCCAAAAATTTTAAGACGTATAGTGTAAATTATACAAAGTCGGCTATTTGGAAGGTTGTTAGCGATGCGAATACAATCGCATTGTCTGATAGGAAGCTGTATGTGTTTCATACCGCAAAGAATGTATTCAACAAGTTAAAGGTCTTGGATTATCTCAACAAGCTTGATGATGCTATCAAGAAGAACTGCACGGTGCTTGCTATTATTGATAACACTGCTGGCAAGAAGGTATATTCTACTTTGGTCAATTATTTTGGCTGGGACAAGACGCCATATGCAACGTTGATCGATATTGATGCTATGCCGCGTGTTGTTGCTGCTCGCAAGGCCATTACAACTGCCCGCACCGATGAAGTTCATATTGCCAACATTTCTCGCGCCTCTAAGACAAACAGAGTGAATGTTTCTTGGAGCCGCACCGCACATGATTTTGATCTCAACAATACTTACTATTATTTCAATTTTCATTACAATACTCCCAGCATTGTAAATAATGGTGGTGAGCCGCAGGACATTTCTATACACGTTGATGAACTTGTAGATATTCTAATCCATAACAATGTGAATCTGGGAACGCATATCTATGGCATCAATGTAAAGAATAAGCATATGCTTTCTGTTGGTAAGTGGATCAATATCGTTGATGCCGCCAAGAGTGTTGTGGCCAATGATATTGCTACATACGAGCATAAACTTTACTTGAATGGAGAGATGGAAAACTATCAAGTGCTTCAGAATCTACACGCAAAGTTGTCTTCACATCCATCAATCATTCAGAATATTAAGAATGAAAATACTCGTGATATGCTTATGACGTTTGTTCGTACATACACCAATCTTCATAAGGTGTATAATACATCTCCGACTGCATCATTTCTTCATTTCCTTGGCGTCAAGAAAAAGCAGCACGCTGCTATGCCAATGAATCTTGAAGAGTTCAAGACTGTCATCAATGACAAGTACTTCAATATCCTTGATGCTATTCCTGCTTATTCTAATCAAATCGCGACTTTATATAACATCATCAACTTTATTGATGAGAAGTCATAATATCTATTGACAAAATAATAAAATCCACATAATATAATATCCGTTAAATAAAAACTATCATGAGTACTACTACCAATACTACTATTCCATATGTCATCAAGACAAATGGCTCCGTCACACTCTATCTCAATGGCGAGTGTTTGACTGTGGCTACTGACCATCCCAACTATAATAAGATCATTGAGAGTATCAAGGCTGGTGATTTCTCTAATATTGATAATCTTGTCAATATTGCCAAGGCTATAGTTTCTTTTACTTATGGCCAATCCGTCTCGGTGGTGAATGGCGAGATTTTCTATAATGGCTTTGCTATTCATAATACACTTACCACTCGCATTCTCAAGATGATGACAGATGGTTTCAAGTTTGACCATATGGTCAAGTTCCTTGACAACCTGATGCAGAATCCCAGTAAGCGTGCGGTGGATGAAACATACTGGTTCCTTGAGAACTATGGTCTGCCTATCACCGATGATGGTTGCTTCCTTGCCTATAAGGCGGTTCGTAGCAACTATACCGATATTTATAGTGGCAAGTTTTTCAATGGCATTGGTGGTGTAGTTTCGATGCCTCGTAATATGGTGGACGACAACTATGGTATTGATTGTAGCAATGGTCTGCACGTTGGTGCTCTTGACTATGTTGTTCAGTATGGTCATTTCAAGAAGGGCGAGGCTCCTGCTGCTGGCGGAAATCGCCTGCTCATCGTCAAGGTCAACCCCAAGGATGTGGTCAGCGTGCCCAAGTACGAGGGTCATACCAAGATGCGTGTGTGTGAATACACCGTCGCGTCCGAAATCAACGACGTAATCAAGGAACTGGATAAGGTTGTTTATACCAGCAAGGCAGAAGAAATCCAGCCCGACAATGATGATTATGACTCGGAGGAAGATTACAGCGATTCCAACGACGATTTGTGCGACAATAGTGCGTGCAGTTGCTCTTCTGAGCAGAATGATTGCGACGTTGTTGAGCAAGAGTATATTGCTGGAACAAAGGACGGAAAGAATGATCGTTCTTCTGGTCTTGACTATGGCACAAATATGCGTTCTGAATCCAGTATGGATTATCACAACGGATATTTTGATGGCTATTATATGAGCTAAAATTTGGTAAGGTAAACTAACTAAAAACAAATAACATAATTAACAATTAACATATTAAACTTATGTCTAATAAAAAGAAGAATACAATAAACATCGAGTGGCCCACAAACCGCCACTTTACTATCGACGACATCCAGAACTTGTATCCGGATGCCGTGAACATCACTCTTCGTTTCAGAGTGAACAAGGCAGTTGAAAGCAAGCAGATCGTTGCTATCGGCAAAATCAAGCCTGCTATTGGTCGTCCCAAGATGGTGTTTGCTTCGGCAAATCCTTCTAAGGAAGTCCTCGATGCTGCCAAGGCTGCTGGTGTTATCTTCAACGACGAGCCCAAGGCTGCTATTACTGTTGCCGAGGTCAAGTCTGAAAAGAAGACCAAGGCTACACCAGCCTCTGTTCCTGCGGTCAATGTTGCCGCTAGTTAATAAATAACAAAGGTTATGCGCGAAGCCGCTATGGTGAAAAACCATAGCGGCTTTCTATTTATATGCATAAAAGACTGGTCAAAAGTAATTTTGATCTCTAATATAGGTTATATATGATCGACGCAATAACAGAAATAATTAAATCTTGGCATGGTGCTTGGCAGTTTGTGTTTTTATTTGGAACAGCGTTCTTGTTTATGGTAGTGAATGTATCACTGATAGATCTCGTATCTTCTTTTTTCAACAATACGCTGCCAATATTATTAAGAGGATATCCACCGGCACATTTATCTGAAGAAAAAGAATCAGAGAAAGACGATGATTAAAATCATTATTAATTCCAACGATACCTGTTTGGCAAAGCATATAGACAAGCCAATAGTATCATTATATCCACGCACAAAGATAAACGTGGTATGTGGAAACTGTAATTTAACATTTGCTACAAGCGACTATATACCAGATAAAAACAGGTATATATCAAATTGTCCGCACTGCGGTAAATGGAATAGGCTAAATTTATATACTATGGGGGTAAAAGAACGGCGTTTTTTGACCACCTCTTGATAGTTATAATAATACAGAATGAGCCTTTTTATAAAAAGAAATCCACCATCAGATGGAAACCCAGAGGGAATTATATATGCCCCTAAAGATGCATTGTTTTTTAAAACTGGTTCTTTTTATAGAATAAATTATTCTGGGTCAAATCACAATGGTGCATGGGAAAATGTATTTTTTACAAAAACGGAATATCCTTTTTATCTTAGAGTATTAGCCGATATAGGTTTGTTGAGACAGGCAGATACAGGTTCTTATGTATATGTTAAAACTACATCCAACGTCGCAAATACTGGTTGGAAGTTGGTCAGTAAAAAATCAATACTATTTCTGCAACCTACTCCCACACCAAGTGTCACTCGCACAGTGACACCAACGCCTACTCAGACCAGAACAAATACACCAACTCCCACCGTAACTGCTACTGTAACTGTTAGTGTAACAACAAGTCCGACACATACTCCAACTCATACACCAACAAGAACTCCTACGCCGACTATAACTCCAACGTTAACTCCAACTTCAACGTCAAACCCGACGCCAACGCCTACTCCATTTCCAACAGGAACTCCGTCAAATACTCCCACAAAGAGTGTCACACCCACACCAGGATCTTCTCTAACGCCAACACTAACGGTCACTCCGACAATTACCGGCACACCTACTACAACGCCAACAAATACTACGACACCAACGATTACTGTTACTGCAACAACAACTCCAACAAAAACGCCCACGGCAACATCTACGGCGACACCAACAAACACGCCAACAACGACTCCAACGGAAAGTCCCCCATATAGTATTTAATATGTTTAAATGGTTACATAATGTTATAAAAAAAAGATACGAGGTATCAATCGTAATTCCTACCTACAAAAATACAAAATTTTTGGAGGAATGTATTGATTCCATAATTATTTCGGCGAAGAGGTGCGATTCTTTCGAAATATTACTAGGTATAGACAATTGCAATGAGACGTTAGTGTTTTTGAACAGCCATAAAATTTTTAAAAATAGTTGTATTAAAATATTTTATTTTTCAAAAAATGTTGGTCCATATATAATAAGAAATACTTTACTTAAAAAGGCAAAATATAAAAATATTTTATTTTTTGATTCGGACGACGTAATGATGCCAGATTCGATAAAAAAAATAAACGAAGCATTGTTGCAGAATGATATTGTAAAATATAAATTTTATAATTTTGACCACGGAAAAAATTTTTCTGGTGATAAAAATTTGAGTAAATCGTCAATATATTCCCACGGATGTTTTGGTATAAAAAAACAACTATTGATTGATATGAATGGATTTCGTCCGTGGACATGCGCGGCAGATGCAGAATTCTCGGAACGATGTGCGGCTCAATCTATTCCGGTCCATAAAATAGAAGATCCATTATTTTATAGAAGATATCACGAAAACAATTTGTCTAAACAGTTGCGACCAAATTCAATATCTTCCACAAAAGATAAATATTCTAATATGATATATGACTTACGTGCACACGACGTATGGCCAAATCCAGAATATTTATTCACTGAAAATTATAGCACTATTCAATTGTTCGGCGAATTGAATTATGTAATCTCGAAAAAAAATGAAAAACCCATCGATACTTTCACGATATATGGGTTAGGAAATGATGGAAAATTAAAAATGAACGAATCGCACGTACACAATGATATGGCAGTAATGTGCTGCTATTATAATTGGTGCGGGTTTGAGCATCCAAAAAATAATTTTTACAGATTTCTGGGAAGAATGAAATATGACGGCGTTCCTTTATATGGAATAGAACTGTCACTTACGGATAAATTTGAAACTACGGATATGGATGGATTTATACAGATCAAGGTAAATAGAAATAATATTTGTTTTCAAAAAGAAGCTGCATTAAATTTATTGGAAAAATATATACCAGAACATTTTACAAAGATTGCGTGGATAGACACCGACCTTATTTTTACAAATAAAAAATGGTATATAGATACTTCCAACGCACTAACAAAGTATAAGTTGGTACAAATGTATCAAACTGGAAACCTGACAAACAGATATGGTGGTATTATAAAAAATACATTGGGAAACATCCACGCGGGTGGTCCGACTAAGACAAACGAGGGTCATCCCGGTGGTGCATGGGCAGCAAATAGAGAATTTTGGAAACACGGGGGATTATATCCGTATTGTGCCGTTGGAGGAGGAGACACATTATTTTTATATTCGTTGTTTGAAAACTGTATAAATGATAGGCCCGTGTTTAAAAACTTAAGTGGTAAGTCCCACACAGAATATACAGCCTGGAAAGAAAAGATATATGCTTATGTGAACGAATCGGTAACCTGTATAAAGGGTGGATTCATTCACGAATGGCACGGAGAGAAAGAAGGAAGAAATTATAAGTTTAGACATAAAATATTAAAAAAATTAGATATTGCAAATTGCATAAAATTAAATAGTATTGGTTTATTGCAGATTGACAATGTAGAAGAATCGGTATACAAGGATATATTCGAATATTTCTTAAATAGAAATGAAGATGGAATTTTATGAAAAACATTGAACTAATAGTAGGGTTTGGAGAAATAGGAAAGTCTATGTATAATATACTTAAAGAAAAGTATGAAGTATATTCCGTCGATTATAACCAATCCATAGATGTAAAAGATGTGAATGTAATGCATATCTGCTTCCCATACAGCAAAGAGTTTGTGCGTGAAGTTAAAAAATATAAGAAGTTGTATAAGCCAACGTATACTGTTATTCATAGCACGGTTCCGATGAAAACCGCTAAGAAATGTAAAGCATACTATTCTCCGGTACGTGGCATACATCCACACTTGGAACAGAGTTTAAAAACGTTTGTCAAATATTTGGCTCCAAGATGCGAATATTTGGTAAAGTACTTCAACGAAGTCGGTGTCGCCGTTGAAGAACACGACAGCCAAGAATCACTTGAAGTCATGAAGTTGTATTGTACGACTTTATACGGGCTTAATATAATCGCGGAAAAGGAGATATACAACTTCTGTAAGAAGCATAATCTTGATTTTGACATGGTGTATATAAAATCAAATCGGACATACAATATAGGATATGAAAAGTTAGGATTTCCGCAATATGCACGATATAATCTGAAGCACGAGGATGGAAAGATTGGTGGTCATTGTGTTATACCAAATTGCGATTTGCTGAAAACGGATATTGCCAAGTTCATAGTCAAGCAGAACAATAAACTATGAAACATATAATCCTCAGTCGATGTAACTTTGTAGACGATGGATTATTCAGGAAATATTTTGAAGTAATGAAAAATACGTTCATACCTTCGGTAAAAAAACAAATTTGCAAAAACTTTAAATTGTTTTTTAATACCAACAATGAAAAGTATCCACATCATCAAGAACTAATACATCAAGAGTTTAAAGAAAGTGGAATAGATGTAGATACAACGTTAAGCGATTTTGGAAACTATGTAATCGGCAACGGCTATAACATTCAGACCCGTCACGATTGCGACGATTATATGGATCCCAAATATATTCAAAAAATACAAGAAATTTATAATGAGAATATAGAAAAATATGATGAGTTTCTGATTCACGCCCAGCCAACAAAACTCGATTTTAATACTGGAGAGGAATATACTACAAAAACGTATCCAGATAACTGTACATCTATGTTTCTCACGTTATGCCAGAGAACACCAAACAAACATATATTACACACATATCACGGTCAGTTTCCTAAATTTGTGTCAAAAGTGATTTCAATAGAGACTGGATACGTAAAACTAGTAATACACGACAACAATAAATCATCAAAAATATCCGGTATAGATAAAAAAATATGAAACACGCAATTGTAACTAGATGTAACTTCGCAGATGACAAGCTGTTTATGCGGTATTTTATACCCATGAGAAAATTTTTTATACCGTCAATATGCGCTCAGTCTAATAAAGATTTTACATTATATATTACGACGAATCAACAAATACCAAAGCACGCGGAAATGATTAAAAAAGAATTTATTAAAAACAATTCTAAAGTTAATGTCGTTTGCAACCAAAGTAGCTATAAACAAATTATACTCGCAGAAGGATATAACATACAAACTAGACACGACTGTGACGATTATATGGAAAATAATTATGTTCAATCGATACACGAAAGTTATTTAAAACATATTGAAAAGTACAAAAAATTTTTATTATTCGCGCAACCTACAAAAGTAGATATGCATACGGGTGAAGAATATATGGGCAGAATATATACCGACAGGTCTCCTTCCATGTTTTTATCGTTGTGCCAAGAAACTCCAGAAATATGGTTAATGACTGAACAGCACGATAAATTTTATTCTATTGTTAAAAAATCATTCGAGCTTCCAAAAAATTTGGTAAAACTTATTGTTCACGGATACAATGCAGCAACTACGATACAAAAAAATAACACCAAGATTGGAAGAAATTTGATGGTATTGGCAGAAAAATACAATACAGATAAAAAAGTTCCAAATAGTATTTTGCCAAAAAATGGTATCAAGGGACATGGATATGTAGAACATTATCAAAAAATATTAAAAAATAGAAACATACAAGATATGCTTGAGATTGGTGTTAGTTTTGGAAGTTCTTTGAAGATGTGGGACGATTATTTTGACAAAAAGTGTAATATTACCGGAATAGATATTAATGAGAATAGATTTAAAAAGAGTGAGTTGGAAAGTGACACGATAAAAATAAAAATTGGTGATCAATCAGATCCTTCTTTTCTAAGAAGTTTACGAGATAAAAAGTACGATTTTATATTAGATGACGGTAGTCATGTTCACGAACATCATATAATTTCTTTCAATGAATTATTTTGTACGCTGAATGCTGGAGGAGTATATGCCATAGAAGATCTGCACGTTGCATTAAATACTATAAAAGTATTTAAGGCTATACAAGCACGATCTATGGAGTTTAACAATAAAATTAATCCTGATGTGATATCTATGGTTGACAAAATAGAGTTTTATTCTAATGATAAGCTGTGTATAATATACAAAAAACACGACATAGAACCACGACGTATCGGAGTACAATAATTGCGTGAAAATTTGTGGTATACTGTAGATCGTACTATTCGTATTAAACCTTGACAATTGTATCTATTCTGTTAGAGTTTTTGGTATGTATCAAGCCATATTCTATGATCGCAAGGCCAACTTTGTGCACGTTTGGGATGACCAAAATGGTTATGCCAGAGTGAAGTATGTGCCATATGCGTATAAAAAGAAGAAGGGCGGAAAATATAAGTCCATTTATGGTCAAGAACTTGAGCGAGTTGAGAAGTTCAATCCGCGAGATTCTTCGTTGCTTGAGTCGGATGTTCCTGTTGAAACTCGTTTTCTGATAGATGTTTATGGAAGCAGCGATGATGTATCATCCAACCATCGTCTTGCGGTGCTTGACATTGAAGTGGATTCTACTGGCGGATATCCCAACGTGGAAAATCCTGTGCAGAAGATTACTGCTATTGCGTTGTGCGATGTAGCAAATAACAAATACTATTGCTTTGTTCTTGATGAAGATGGTGTTGTAAAAGATGGCGTAATGCACGGTGCAGAAGTAACTGCGTATCTGCACGAACAAGATTTGCTCAAGGCGTTCTTGACCAAGTGGAGAGAAGTCAATCCTACTATTGCTACTGGATGGAACATTGACGGCTTTGACTTTCCTTATCTTCACGCTCGACTGCTCAAAGTGTTTGATGAAGAAACTGCTGGGCAGTTGTCTCCCATCGGAGTTTGCTATTTCAACAAGTTCAAGAACAAGATGACCATCGCTGGCGTGAATACGCTGGACTATATCTTGCTGTATAAGAAATATAGCCAGAAGAACTTGCCCAACTATCGTCTTGATACTGTCGCCAAGGAAGAACTGGGTGTTGGTAAGGTTGATTATGATGGTTCTCTGGACAACTTGAAGAAGACCGACATCAACAAGTTTATTGAGTATAACTTGCACGACATTGTGCTTGTTCGCAAGATGAATGACAAGTTGCAGTTCATTGACCTTGCTCAGAGCATCTGCCACGTTTGTCACACGGGTTATGAAGAATTCAGCATTTCCAGCAAGATTCTTGAAGGTGCGTTGCTTACATATCTTCGCCGCAAGAAACTTGTTGCTCCAAACAAGCCACAACAAAAAGATGACGAAGACTCTGTTGGAGACGACGAGGATGATAGTGAAGAAGGATTTGTTGGTGCGTATGTAAAAGATCCTGTACCTGGTCGATATGATTGGGTATGTTCTGCCGACATCAACTCGCTGTATCCCAGCGTGATCATGAGCATCAACATCTCTCCAGAGACCAAGATGGCAGTAATCAATAACTGGAGTGCGGAGAAGTTTGCCAAGCAGACAGAAGATGTTGTTGATTTTGCCGACGACAAATATACATACAAGCAACTCAACACGTTCTTTGCGGAAAACAACCTGTCTGTAAGTGCCAACGGGGTGGTATATGATCAGAAAAAGATTGGTTGTATTCCAGATATTCTAAAGAAGTGGTTTGCTGAACGTGTAGAATACAAGAACAAGATGAAAGAAGCGTCTGATAGTGGAGACAAGGCGGCTACTGCATTCTGGAAGCGTCGTCAGCAAGTGCAGAAGATTTTGCTTAACTCGTTGTATGGTGTTCTTGGTCTTCCCATTTTCAGATTCTATGATCTTGATAATGCCGCCGCTGTTACACTTACTGGACAGGAAATCATCAAGACCAGTGCCAAGTTTGTAAATGCCCGCTTCAACAAACGCTGCGATACAAAAGACAAGGACTATGTAATCTATATTGATACTGACTCGCTGTATCTTGACATCAACTCTCTTGCCAAGCACGAGAAGATAATAGACATCAAGCCATATGCCATCAATACTATCAATGAGGTTGCTGACGGCTTGAATGACTTTTACAAGGTGATGATGGTAAAGATGTTCAATAGCACAGACAATCGCATCAAGATTGCTCCCGACGTTGTTGCTCAAGCCGCATTCTGGATAGTCAAGAAGCGTTATGCAATGCTCAAGGTGTATAATATGGAACTGGGTAAGGACACCAACGACATTGAAATCAAGGGTCTGGACGTTGTGCGTTCAAGTTACCCCAAGAAGTTCAGAGATTTTATGAGTTCGGTGCTGGAAGACATATTGCGTGGTACAGACAAGAAGCAACTGGATAAGAAGATTCTGGACTTCAAGTCGTCTATGAAGTCGTTCAACCTTGAAGACATTGCCAAGAATACTTCTGTTCGGTTCATCGCCAATACCGACGCCAAGACAGATTTCAATCCCAAGGATAGAGAACTATTTCATTTCGTTGATGGTTCTACTGCTCAGTGTAAGGCTGCTCTCGCATATAACGATATGCTAAAGAGATATAATCTTACAGAAACAGAACCCATTATGAGCGGCGGAAAAATCAAATGGGCATATGTAAAAAGTAATCCATTTGGCTTGGATGGACTTGCGTTCAAGGATGATGGTAAAGACCCCAAGATTGTTATGGACTTTATCAATCAGTATATTGACCGTAACCGTATCTGGGATGCTGAGTTAGAAAAGAAACTCAAGCACTTTTATGAAGCACTAAACTGGACATTATACAGCGAAGATGAAGAAGCAATCAGTGAGTTCTTTGCTTTTTGACATTGACAAACCATACATTTTATACATCATATAAACACTACTACTATGAATAAATCAGAACTAAACAAGTTCATTGACCTTTACAATCTAAACGGGACGATTGAGTCCGTGAAGATTGTATCTGACGGAAGTGCCATCAAGACGAACTTCGTATCCGAGGATCGTACTCTTGCCGGTATTGTTTCCTTTTCCAACATCAAGATTGATAACGGCGAGTATGGCATTCACGATACTGCTCAAGTCAAGAAGATGATTGGCGTGCTGGACGAAACTATTGAAATCGCCGTGAATAAGATTGATGACCGACCCATCAGTTGGTCTGTGTCTGATGGCTCCACTGACTCCACGGTATTGCTGGCGGACCTGTCTATTATTCCATCCGCCCCCAAGGTCAAGGAAATCAAGTCATATGATGTTGAGATTCCTATGGATGATATTTTCATTGAGAAGTATATCAAGGCCAAGAATGCTCTGCCGGAAGTTGAGACATTTACTCTTCTTATGAACAAGAAGGACAAGATGGAACTGGTGATCGGATATAGCAACATCAATACCAGCCGCATCAAGTTGGATGTGTCGCCGATTGCTGGCAAGGACAAGTTGGACAAGCCCATCAGTTTTAATGCCAACTATTTCAAGGAGATCATCAGCAAGAGTCGTGGTCTTGGCGGAGTCATCTTCAAGGTCGCTGCTGCTGGCATTTCCAACATATCATTCAAGAACAAGGACTTTGAAGCGTCCTATTTCCTCATCAAGAAGGAGATTGACAACTAAAATGAACTTTCTTGAAGAGACCGAAAATACAAACACCAACATCGAGCATTCACTTTGGTGCGAAAAGTATCGCCCAATAAGTTTGGCTGATTATGTTGGCAACGACGTTCTGAAGGAAAAGGTAAAGCAATATATCAACGAAAATGACATACCACATCTACTCTTATATGGTGGCGCTGGAACTGGCAAAACTACTCTTGCGAAACTTATCACGAAGAGCATCAAGTGTGATGTACTCTACATCAATGCTTCGGATGATAACGGTATTGATACGATTCGTGTAAAGATCAAGAACTTTGCTTCTACCATTGGCTTCAATGGCTTGAAGGTCATTATTCTTGACGAGGCCGACTATTTGACCGCCGCTGGTCAGGCAGGTCTGCGTAATACGATGGAGACATATAGTATGAACACTCGCTTCATACTTACTTGTAACTATCACGAACGCATCACCGAACCTATTCAATCTCGTTGTCAATCTTATGCTATTCATCCTCCGACCAAGAAGGATGTTGCTGCCAACCTTGTGAAGATTCTACAAAAGGAAAATATCAAGTTTGATAAGGAGAGTGTTGTATTGCTCGTCAATAGTCATTATCCAGACATTCGTGCCATCATCAATACCGCACAGCGTGGAGTAATCAATGCTGAACTCAAACTTGCCAAAGAAGATGTATTACAGGGTGATATCAAGTCCAAACTGATTGATATGCTCAAGAATACAAACAAGAAACAGGCATTCACAGACATTCGCCAACTTGTGGCAGATAACAGTCTAAAGAACTTCAGCGACCTTTATACAGAGATGTATGAAAAGATTGATGTATATGCCGGTAATGCTCAAGGCGAAGTTATTCTTGCTCTCGCAGAAGGTCAATATCAAGAAGCATCTGTGGCAGATAGAGAAATATGCTTTATGGCAACTATTTATAAGGTACTAACAATCACCAAATAATATGAAGTTAGCCGACAATCCTAAACTTGAAGCAAGGATCCAGTCACGCATCAAAGTGTGGAAAAATACACCACAGGGCGAAGACTTGCATGAATCTTTGGGATTGTCGCTTGAAGAATATGCTTTGTTCGTTATAAAGAACGAAGTGCCAGACAACTATCAACTACCAGAATAATATGTATACCGCTGTTGTATTAGACGAAAAGTCGCATCTAAAGTTAGTCAAATGGGCAGATGACAATATCAAAGTAAATGGCGTTAGATTGCCTATTCTTGCGCGTGATAATGGCTGGGAAATGATTTGCCATCATATGACCATAGGTATGGGTAATGCTCCTGAGTTTATAAAACAATATCTTGGCACCAAGCAAAAACTTGATATTACTCATTATGGTATCAGCGACAAGGCTATTGCGGTAAGAGTAGTTGGTTTTTATAGCAAGAATACTATACCGCATATCACGGTGGCAGTAAATAGACGAATTGGTGGCAAGCCTGTAGATAGCAACAAAATAACAAACTGGATACCAGTTGATGGATTGATTACACTAAGTGGCGAAGTAAAAGAAGTATCATGAAAATAACAGACGCTGTATTTTTTACAGACAATAAGGTTGTTAGATTAGAAGCAGGCGAAAAAAAGTATTATCTCACTGACAATGGTAAGATATATGACATGCATCCTGTAAATGTGATGGCAGAAGAAATCAAAGGCGATGAAATGAAGAAAATCAAAGCACTTGCCAAGCAGGGTGGATATAAAAACGATACTGAAGTAAAGAAGTGGCTGTAATATAAAAACCCACCAAAAACGGTGGGTTTTTGTTTTTTTATATATATTTATACACATAACCTTATTATAAACCAGTATGAATATATTTGAATCTACTTTCGAAAAGCATAAAAAGTTGGTATTGGAAGCGACCGAACAGCAGTCCGACTCAAAAAGTGATACTCAACAAGATTCTAAAAATTTGGATCAAAAATTTAAAGCGGAATTTTGGAATGACTTTAAAGAAATATCGGTATCTCAGTTTGTTCAAAAATACAATACCTTGGTCGCTGACCCAAAGGTACATGCGTTTATTACTTCTGGAACAAAAGAAAAAGACAATGACGATGTAGAAAATTTTACGGTGAAGAGAGCATCGGGTGTGGTTGGTAAATTAATACCGTCCCAAACTGAAATAGGATTTGGAAATAGTTTAGATGATATTATTGGAACCGGTAAATTTGGAACTACCGCCGATCTTAATCAAATACTTACTGGCCAAAATGTACTGCTTTCTACAAAGAATGGAGAAGTACCACTAATAACTTATGCGGGAAAATATATAATAGACGGCCACCATAGATGGAGTAAAATTTGCTGCGCAAATCCAAACGCAACTGTGGTATGTTTGGATTTTAATAATAAAGCAATCGGAGACAATCCAGAAATGGCATTGAAGGCGTTTCATCTAGCAATCGCAGCCGAATTGAAAGGAATGCCAACGGAGAAGCCGGTGGGACAAAATTTGATGAAAAGTTCCGAAGAAGCTGTTCGTGAATATGTAAATAGCAATTTAAAGCCAGAATTTCTTGAAGTATATAATCGATATAAAGATCAAATTTACAGGGGAGTTGATAAATTGCAGAACGACAATGTCGCGCAATATTTAGCGAGAAATGCAAAGGCAACAATTATAGAGCGAAATCCGGCAACGGATACTCCAAGAATAAATATGCCACAGGTCGATCAAGCACGTTCTACTCAAAAATCTTTAGAAACGGGAATAGTAAATTTTTCTCCAGATAAGGTAACAGAAACCTCTCTGTTTGAATCTACTTTCAATAAGTTCAAAAACTTGTATACCAAATAACTTCTTTTATATTAAAACATAAACAAGAAGCCCGCCTATTTGGCGGGCTTTTTTGTATCATCTTATTTCAAACACTGTCAAATTTGGTCCATCCGGTTCACCAAAAGTAAAGTTGCTGCCAGCAATTGATGTAACTTTTAGAGAATATGTATATGTACCGGCAGGCGGATTGTCAATGCACGTAATTCCATATGGCACGTTTTCGTTGCTATCAGAACTTTCTGCTTGAACTTTCTTTCCAATTGCGGTGCTGCCTCTGTATAGTTGAAATACACACCATCCTCCGCCTGTTGCTGGGTTTGCGTCTCCAGTACACGATACAAAAACAGGATTTCCCGTGGTAGTTATTGAAACATTAACAACGGACGCAGGAGTAGTTGAACTACTTGCTATTGTTACACTTCCTGTATCTGATTGTACATAGTTTGAAGTAAATCCATACCGAGTAGGTAAAGATCCTGTAATCAGTTGATTGTTTGGTCCTGGTACGATTGGTAGGCTCATATGATGTTATGTTTTATAGTTTAAAATCCAATCAAGAACTTTCTTGAGTGTTTCTGCTCTGTTTGCTCCATCGATTGATTGTATCGGCTTCTTTTTGGATATTTTCAGATTGTATATATCCGCCTTATTGTCGCTTACCATACCAACTTTGATTTTGGTATAATCAATCGTAGAGCCCTTGTCTTTCTTTGCTTTGGCGATTTTTGGTGGCAGAAAATATACCTTTTCATATCTTTCTGCGTTTTCTATTGTATCAACAACCTGTTGTGGATTGGTGAACTTGAATCTTGGTCCAGATGAAAGTATCTTGATCGTGTTCATCACCGAGTTGATGTTTGGATCTATTGCCATAACTGTGCTGGCAGCATCTCTGGCATATTCCATAACATCTTCAAACTTAGCGAACTTGGCAGCAGGTTCATCATATCTTTCACGTATATTTACCCAAGCAAGTGCCTGTAGTTGATATGATGTAAGACCAATCTTTTGTGCTTCTTCGTGTAGTATCTTTACCAGGTTCTGACGTATATAATCATCGCCAAACAGCTTCATTACTATTTTGTTTACGATGGCATTTTTCTTTTTTTCCAATGATTTCTTTTTCTTGGCAAGCATTTCTTCTTCCGGCGAAAGCTTTGGCTTTTTTGGTTTCTTTGGCTTTGCTTCATCGACCTTTTCTTCTTCATCTTCATCGTCTGGGATATGAGCAATCCAATCTGTGATGTCATTTTCAACCATGTTCTTCAATGGTTCATCAAAGAATACACGTATCATCCAGCGGTCAATGGTCGCAGGGTCAATCTTGCCTGCCCATTTTTTGCCAGGAAATATAAGATTGATAAGAAATGAATTGATTTTTGTTCCGCTAATGGTAAATGTGCCCGATTCAAGGTCGTTGTATAGTTCTTCTTTTGATACATTTCCATTATGCTGTAGATAATACTTTACATATGTATTGAAGTTTGGAATCTTGGCGTTTGACACGGTAACTTCACTAAAGATGTCATCTTGACCTTTCTTTGGCCCCTTTTCAATCTTCTTGCCAGTATAGTCTTTCTTTGGAAGAAGTAGATTGGCATATGCACTGTTTGGATATTTTGCCAGAAATGCCAGATCCTTGTCTTTTAGGTTACTCTTTACATTGGCGGCAATATCTGAAAGTGCCTGCTTACCTTCTTCACTACCAAAATCTTTTTTTACTGCGGTGTATAGTTTAGCGGCCTCAAGAATGTTTTGGTCAAGTGCGGTGTTGGCAGAACAATAGCCGCACGCCGCCAAGAACAAACAACCATCACTTTCTCCCATACTTTCAAACACAAGCTTATTGAAGTTATCATACCAGTAGGCATATGTATCAAGCTTGGTTTTCATTTCACCAGGAGCCTGCAAGTATTGGTCAACTTCACGCTTTAGATTATTCATGGTAATCTTTATAGGAATACTTACTTCTACTTTCTTATTATCAACAATAAAGTCTATCTTTACTGGGAATGTATCCTGTGTTCTGAACGAAGGACTTACAAGCTGGTCATAAAATCCTTTGCCGCTAAGTGCTTCTTGTAATAGAGAAAGTAGTGAAATCATATATGCTTGATTATAATAAATATATATCAAGGGCTAAAAACATATTGACAAAAGGTTATTATAGTGTATGGTAATAGCATTATGGACCGAAAACTGGCATCTATTCAACTTATCAAGGAACTGAACCCTATAAATGGTGCAGATGCCATTCTTTGTGCCAAAGTTCTTGGCTGGGAATGTGTTGTAAAAAAGAATGAGTTTCAGCCCAATGACAAGTGTGTATATTTTGAGATTGATAGTGTACTTCCTATCGCAAGTTGGAATGATCATCTTCGTAAGGAAGTAGATAAGAAACTGCGTGTAAAAACTATTCGTCTTCGTGGCCAACTTTCGCAAGGATTGGCATTGCCGCTTTCTATTCTGCCCCAAGGTGAATATGAAGTTGGTCAGGATGTTACATCACTTGTTGGTGTTGAAAAATACGAACCTGTTGTGCCTGCTCATTTGAGCGGAATGGTCAAAGGGAACTTTCCATCTTTCTTACATAAGACAGATGAAGTTCGTCTGCAATCTGAGCCAAATGTGCTTGTTGAAGCAAGCAATAAAGGATTGGTGCTTATTGGCACACTAAAGATGGACGGCACAAGTTTTACAGCATATCGGCGTGATGATGAGTTTGGTGTATGCTCTCGTAATCTCAACCTAAAAGAAACAGAAGACAATGCTCATTGGAAGATGGCTCGCAAGCTCAAACTTGAAGAGATTCTTCGTGGCGAAGATCGTAATCTATGTATTCAAGGTGAAATGGTTGGACCGGGTATTCAAGCAAATCGTCTTGGGCTCAAAGAGATTGAATTATATCTTTTCAATCTATACGACATTGATAGTGGCAAATACCTGAACAGAGAAGATTTGATTAGTTTTGGCAAGAAACATAACATCAAGATTGTAGATACTGTGCATATTATTCAACTTGGTAATGACATTGTGCCCAAGAGTGTTGATTATTTTTTGAGCATTGCCAATGAACTGAACTATAACAACGGTACTCCCGCTGAAGGTATTGTTTGGCGTCCAGCAGTTGAGACACACAGCGATGTGCTAAAAGGCCGCTTGAGTTTCAAGACAATATCAAACCGCTTCTTGGAGAAATACAAAGAATGAAAAACGCATACGCAGAACATCATTTCGCTGAAAATGAACGACTTGTTCATATTCCTACGGGAAAAATGGCAACATATACGGGCACAAAACAAGTAAAAGACACACAGTTTGATTTTATCAAGTTTGATGACGGCCAAACTTTCTTTTATTATCCGTATGAGATAACTGAAAGGTTTAGGCGGTTATACAATAATGAAAAAAGTACTTGACTTTTACTTTATATAACTGTATATATTATTAGTAAACTACACATATGAAAAATACACTAATGTCCGTGGTTCTGTTATTGTCTGCTACACAAACGTTTGCCCAGTCTGATTTATTTGGGCGAAATGCTGATACCGGTGCGATTGTTGGAGGAATTGTTGGTGCCGTAGTTGGTCATCATAATGGGAATGCGTGGAAGGGCGCAGCAATTGGCGCTGGTGTGGGATTAGTGGCTGGAGCTATTGCGGACAACCATACATATCATACTTCTGGAAACCATCAACCAGTTTATCAGGAAACATATTCTTCATATGACGATTATTATGATCGTGATTTTTATCCTTCGTATGGACAGGTAGTTGTGCGCCAGCCTCCTTCCCGCATTATCGTGATGAGTCCTCCCCCGCCCCCCTCCCCGAGTCATTGTAATTCACCGCCCAACTCCGGTTTATACATATCCTAATCACAGATATACAGAGATTCGCAGTTCTCCTCCCTGCGTTGTACAAAACAACTACCATCGTCCTCCCAGTCATAACTTCAACAATCGTCCACCGGCAAATAACTATCGTCCTCCCGTGAACAATCACCCCCGTGATAATCGCCGCGACGACCGCCGAGATCACGACCGTAGACGCTAAAAATAGTTATTGACTTTTGAGTATTTCCATACCATATTACTATTTATTAACAAATGAATAGCCGACCAAACAGTTCAAACTACCAGATCGCCCAATGGGGTGACTATGGTGTTGGTGTGGCTTAAAAGGAGAAAATAACTTTCAACTTAAACAGCCCCACCAGTAAAAAGGTGGGGTTTTTATTTGGAGAAAAATGAAAATAGTGTTTGACAAAGTATAAAAAGTGTGTAGAGTGTTAGTCGTTCTTTAGAAAAATCAATTTTGTTAGGGATAGAGGTAAAAGCGCACCTTTAAGCGTTAAAATAGCCACCGGACTCATAATAGAGAGGACCGTTTTGTGGGAAGCAAATCAACAAGTTTAGGATAGGATAGTGACAGAGATAACTTGTTGTGAGCACGAAGTGAATATATTGTTCTTATAAATGAAAGAATATATCAATAAGATGGGTAATCAACCCCGTTGAGATATATTCTTTTAGTGTTCCGAGTTTTTACAAACCTCCACGCGGTTCGGAATGGGAAATACGTAGTATTACGTATTTGCTAATTGTAAATAATTTTATATAGTTTTTTGACATATATATTATATCTATAGATATACAAATATATGGCAGATGATAAAGACCTGATAAGAGAGTTTTTGACTGGCGGATGGCTTGTAGCACTGGTAGGTGCGGCAGGAATGGTCGCAAGATTACTTACAGACGACAGTAAAATGCCGTGGGTAGAACAACTCAAAAAGATATTTGCTGCATCTATATGCTCTATAATAGCGTGGTTTATGTTGGAACAAACTGACATATCCAGCCTAACCAAAGCAATAATATATGGTGTTGTTGGTGTAATATCACCTGAGTTATTACAAGGATTGGCAAGATTAGCAAAGCAAGTATCCAAAAACCCAGCAAAGTTTATCAATAAAAAATGAAATCAAAACACGCCATTATTGTAATGCTTTTTATTGTGTCCATTTTTGTATCAAAGGGGCTATACACAAGTTCAATGCTGCGTTCAAAGATTGATCATTCGTATAAAGAATTTGAGGTTGTAACAAATACACTTAGTCCGTTGTTTGACTCATATGGTCTTACGCTTGTAGATAGTCAAGTCAAAGTATCGCACGATCTTATAACACTAGATCAGTTTAGAAACACGCTAACAAAAACGCTACAACAGCAACAAACTTTACTTACGTCATACAAGAAAAATGTAGAAGGAAAAGAAACAATAGACGACAAAGAGTTGTTTATACGCACACAGCGAGTAACAGAATATATCAAAAAGATACAAGTATTGAGTGTGCGTGGAGATGTAAAAGAAATACACGCTCAACTGTATAATGGAGAGTTATATCGTCTAATAGATCCCGTAACGGAAATCATAAACAAGATACTGGATAACAAGTTTGATGCTGCGGAAAATTCAAGAAAAATTGCGTTGGATGAATTAGTAGCATATGAAAAAGTAGTATATTTCACTGCGGCCTTGACAATTATACTGGGTGTGGCATTATTTAGGTGTAAGGGGGACTGTGTGGCAAAGAAAAAGCCGCGTAGATCAACCAAACGTATAAAAAACAGATACTAAAATTTTTGCGGTAGTAGCTCAGTTGGTAGAGCGCAATCCTTCCAAGCTTGATGTCGCAGGTTCGAGCCCTGTCTACCGCACCAAATTTATGTATGTGTGTGCCCGAAATAGATAGGGCGGTCTCTGCAAAAGACATTTATGCTGGTGCAATTCCAGTCACATACTCCAATATGAAAAATAAAATCAAATTGCCAACGCTAGAAGGTAGATTAAAAAACAAGATAAGAACCAGAAAAGAAGCAGTCAAACAACTTCAAGATGCTGGAATGGAATTGACCCCATTGGCCAAAAAGTATCTTAAATAAAATTTACAGAGAGTAAAGGGTACAGCCATTGGAATATCGCAATGGGTTCATGTAGCGTAATAAGCACTCTTGACCAAACACTCTCTACAATTTATTGTCCCATAGCTCAGTTGGCAGAGCAAGAAATTGTTAATTTCAAGGTCGCACGTTCGAACCGTGCTGGGACAGCCATTTTTATGGGGATTGTGATGTAATTAGATTAGCATAACAGATTGTGAATCTGTGTGAGACGGAGCATAACCGTCCATTCCCACCATTTTATGGATCATAAGCATAAGAAGTGATGCTCTAGGCTCTTAACCTTGAGAACACGGGGCAGTACCGTGATGATCCACCATTTAATACGGACGTGGTATATTAGTAGTGCCTCGGTCTCCAAAACCGATGACGAGAGTGCGATTCTCTCCGTCCGTGCCATATTTATTTTACCAGTAAGACGCAGAGTCTTAGCGGTCGTAGCATACACATCAGCAATCTTGTGGGTCGTTTCTGCAAGACCGAGTGACAGGTACGACGCCCGATAAGCCGGACATTATTCGCTAAACGTGAGCCAAGGCAAAAGAAGCGGGTAATGTTCCAAGAACAGAGTGCACGATATGTTCGGGCCATAACGGAGAAAAATAGTGTATGGTGGGTGAGAGCCCCACACTGGTAATTCATTTATGGGGTGGGAGCTTATGAAGCACAAGCGATAGATTGTCAATCTATAGATAGTCGGTGCAAATCCGATGCACCCCGCCAAAATTTTAATGGTGTCGTCGCATAGTGGCAATTGCAGGAGACTGTAAATTTCCCGACCTAACGGTCTACATTGGTTCGAGTCCAATCGGCACCACCAACTTCATATGAAGAAGCCACCAGCCTGATCCGCTGTCCTACCAACCGTGGCGATCTCCTATGGTAGTGAAGGGACCAATTTATGGGAGTATAGTGTAATGTATAACACGCAACGCTACGGACGTTGTAATCTAGGTTAAATTCCTAGTACTCCTACCAATTTGGCCCCATAGAATAATGGTTGAGTTCGCCGCTCTTTCAAAGCGGAGAGGTGGGATCGTGACCCACTGGGGCTACCAGTTTATTATTGTTCCTTGGTGTAATGGTAGCACAAGCGACTTTGACTCGCTTTGTCATGGTTCGAATCCATGAGGAACAGCCACTATATATATTCATATGATAATAATACGCAGAGCAGTAGATAAACATAGAGCATACACGGTTATATTCCTAAAAGGTGAACCGCCTAAATGGATACCAACCAGTGATTATGAGCATCAACGTATACTTGAAATATACAAGCAAGATAAGCGATATGAAGGTATACTCAATGATTTTACTGATCTTGATCTAAACTAGTCCAACGAATCTCAATAGTGATTCGTAAAATGAATTTGGTATAGGATGATTTTTATATACATTCAATGTCGCATTCGACCAGTGTATTGCCAATAAATCCTTCGGAAATTCGAAAGGTCCAAAAAATGGGCCAGTTTTTTTACATCCAAGGTCCAAATAATGTTTTTGATGCAAAAAACATTCTCGACATTTCTTTGTGGTTATATTTGTTCTGTTTACCAGTATGTCCATACACAAATTCATAGAACAATCCCAATGTAGATATGGCATTGTTAAATAATTTATTTTCATGGATAATTCTTTGTATGCTTCAATCGCAAATGAAGAACCTTTTGGACATTTCATCAAGAAAGTGCTTAATGTTTTTCTTGCATCCAAAATATCAACAAATAGATATTCTGGGTTATAATTAATTGGTGCCAAATAAGCTACATCCAATTGGGAATATATTCCACCTTCCATAGCAAGAAGCTTACATTGAAACTGATCAGACCAATGACTTAATGAACCTATACCCCCGTTTGGAATATATGGTAAATATTCTCCTTGAAATGAGAAAATTGAACTTTTGGGCATTATATCCGCCGCGTCTCGTAAGATTGTTTTGTCTGGTACATTTTTTATTTTGTCATAACACCAAAGATGTACTTCGTGACCGTGTAGCTGCAATAATTTTATTGTGAGTTGTTCCATTAAGCTTAAACTGTCACCAACCCACACCGTGTGTACTATAACATTTTCTTTATTCATATTTCATATATATGAATTATAAATAGTTTTTATGGTAGAGTAGCTCAAAGGAAGAGCAGTCTGTTGATAACGGACAGGTTGTGGTGTCAGGATCCACCTCTACCACCATTTAACTTGGGTCATATCCAAACTCGTGAATACTATTAGCGTCTGTATATAGATGCTTTGCTGGCACAACTTTGGTTATTATTTTATAATCTCCACCAAGTGTTCTTTCGCCGTGAGTAACTGCATATTGCTTATTGATAGTCACCCAATCACTCGCATTTATATCTCCTTGTATATTTGAAGGAACTGCACGATATATCTTTACTTTAGCGTCTGGTTTATCTTTGGTATTATGCATTATGCTAATAGACAACTGGTCACTATAATCTGTTGCTCTATCGCCATAATATGCTACTGCTTTATTTGAGTATATGTCATCTGGATATATCTGCGTAAGGTCGTGTAAAGGAGAGCCGTTTGATTTACTTGGAGCTTTATGCGTTCCTTTATAATCATTTTCTAATATTTTTTTAGCTAGTAGATATAGTTTCACAATTATAAATATATATAAAATGATAGAATGTTGTTGACTTTCTATTAAACTAGTACATAGTTATTCTCGTTCTTTCAAATAATGGGCTCATATCTCAGTTGGTAGAGAAGCTGCTTTGCAAGCAGAAGGTCGCAGGTTCGAACCCTGTTGGGTCCACCATTTTTGTGGCGGAAAAAGTCTTATCAAATGGGACTAACGCATTATCTATACGAAGAGTATAGGTAAGTTTCTGCTCCGAGTAGTAAGTAAGGTACTATGCTGAAGCCTAGGTTGGCCAACCGAAGCTACCAGAGGTATGGTTTGTATGTAGAATAACATATGACATTGCGAACCATTATGATGCGACGGTATCATCTGACTGAATAACTGAAATATCGGAGTTGGAATGGAGGTAATCATTATTCCTCCCAATATTTTCACACATAACTAGGGCAGTCCCTTCGTGGCGTCGCATACGATACTAACGACAAGTCTTTTTTATATACTTGACAAAATAGATTTTTACTTCAATATGTGCGGTGAAATGAGATGCAATAACGCAAATCATTTCATACACACACAATGAATAAGTCGAATACACAAAAGACAGGTAAAAGCGGTTATGAAATCCGTTGGGAAGTGCTTAACAAGGCACTTGAAATGGCTGATGGTCGTTATCACTTCTCTCAAGAAGCGCTGCGATACGAGGCTGAAAAAACCAACAAGGGAGCATTACCGATTGCACCAGACAATCGCGTAGAGGAAGCAATGCAAATTGCTGAAAAACTCTATCGATTTGTAGAGAGTAAGTAATAGTTATATCGTGGTGTAATAGATATAACTAGTGTATTTGATTACACCACTTATACAGGTGTAGCGTAATCTGGTTATCGCGTTCCGTTTGGGGCGGAAAGATTGTGAGTTCAAATCTCACCACCTGTACCATTTTTATAATTGGCATAATATCTGCAATATGTAATATATACAAATAAACATATGCCAAAAAAGAAAAAGTCTATAAAGCCAATAACTGCGAAAGAAATATCTGACGCATTTTATGACGGAGTATGTCATAAAAAAATTTCCAAGATGGCAGATAAGTTCTTGAAACAGAACTCTGTACTAGAGTCTGTATATTCTAGATACACAAGGCTAGATAAATAGTTTTTATATCCATATTTATATATTATATAACTTTTTACACATATGAAAACTATAATAAACTATATACTAGGATTGATTGGTAGTGTTGTTCGTGCAGTTCGTAATGCTATTTTGGCAATATGGGCATTTATTGTATCATTGTTTGTATCCGAACCAGATTGCTGCACAGGCAAATGCAAAACAAAGATTACTCCTGTGGTAATACTACTGCTTGTTATTTTGCTATGCGGATTGTTGTTGCTTGGTGGCAGAAAAGAGTTTGGTATATTTGCCAACACAGAAAAACATGAATATGGATTTTTTGTTGGCGGCGGCAGTTCAACTACCTGTAAATGTGCCGATTGTTGTAGAGCAAGAGAAACAAAAAAGCCTGGCTATACAACCGCACCTACACCATTAGATGCTCCAGAAGTAAGCATTTCTAAATAAGATATAATAAATTTATAATCTTGACAGAACCCTACTTATATCGTAGGGTTCTTTTGTTATATGGTGAGTTGGCTGAGTGGTCTATAGCGGCGCTTTGCTAAAGCGTTGTAGGAGTAAAATTCTACCATAGGTTCAAATCCTATACTCACCGCCAAAATATTTTATGGAAGAGTGGCTGAGTGGTTTAAGGCAACGGTCTTGAAAACCGTCGTGGCAGTAATGTCACCGTGAGTTCGAATCTCACCTCTTCCGCCAATTTTATATAATAAAAACGTATTTATATAATATTCATTATATTTATATACATTATGACACCACAAGAATTTATATCAGCAGTATCATCTTCATGGAATATGAGTCACTTGTTGGATAAGCTTGGAGGTTATGAAAATACCCAAGAAAATAGATCAACTTATGTATATCCATTAGCAACTGCGGCTGGATTAATAATGACTCAAGTCAGAGATTTATTTATAGTAAACGTAAGAAAAGCAGAGCGTGACACATTAATTCCAACGGTTACCCCTACCGTAACACCGAGTAGCACGCCTACAAACTAAGCCGTGTAAATTTTTCCTCAAAAACGATATTTATAGCCATTATGGCTACAACAAATATCGTAATAGAAAATCAAACGTTTGATAAATCAAACACGTTCAACCCAAACACACCAGACAACAGAACCGATGGACTATCTGTTTTCTGCTTTAGTCAAAATGATGATAGTGCTGTAAATAACTGTACTATAGATGGTCAAGACACTAGATGGGGTGGTAAAGCATCACTAACTTTTGGTCTTGAATATAAGTACTGTATATTCAAAAATGGAACTGCACGAGCATTTGATATGGTTCGTGGCGGCAATGTTGCTTTTACAGATTGCACATTTATAAATGATGGCGTGCGTCAAACAATCAAATCGCCATATGCTCTAAATGAAGTGTGTGATATTGGTATAAAAGGCGGCGTACACGATGTTACTTTTAGTAGTTGTGTATTCAATGACATACTACTTGGTGATTATAGCATCTATGACCAGCAAGATCGTCCAAAGACACGCAGATTTACTTTTATCAACTGTAAAAACAAAGATGGCGGTCCAATCATTATTCGTGGCAGATATTTTGATAAGAATACACTAAATTTGATTGGCACAAACGCAAAAGTGTTTGTATGGCCAGAAATAATCACCAAACTATATTGGATGTATAATCGTAAGTTTGGCGATACAAGAAAGCCAGATGGCTGGAATGTATTTGACCCAAGAGAGTTGGACAATTAAGCAGTCAACTCGCCACGCTCAATAAGTTTCTTCTTATTGATTTGATGTGCTTCTTGCACCAGTTCCTTATTTTCACCAAGATAAGGTACAGCATAGTTATTCTCTATCATCCACTTGTTTAGATTGGTGCCATCATCAAGAATAAACTCGCCAAGTATGCGGCCAAACTTGTCGTCGTTATTATCATTCTTGTGAGTAATAATCTTTACAGAACAACCTACAGGTAGTTTTTCTTGTAGTTTCTTTTTAGAAAGAGCACCACGCACTTTTTCTTCTTTGTTTGTTGTACGAGATTCTGGTGCGTCTATACCAAGCAATCTTACTTTTTGGTTAGCTAGGGTTGTATTGAAACCCAAGTCCAAATCTATTTCAACGGTGTCACCGTCTAAAACTTTGTTGATGCGGCATTTATATGTGTACATAAGTGATAATATATATCAAATCGTATATATAAAAATATATATAAGAAGTTTTTACTTGACGCTGTCGTATATACGTGTATATTTATTGGCTCTTACTAT